GTTGCCCAATTCTTTCTGCATAAAAAGATTCTCGCATTGGTAAAGCATACTCATAGCACTCCTCGAACAAAGGAACAAAGTTTTCGCGTTGCGTCTTTGCTCGTTCATACTTACGAAGATACACTTCCGCAGTCTTGGTGTTACCAGCCGCGCTAGGAGAATACTCAGGGGTTTGAGAAATCATTATAGAAACTCGTTATAATAACCCATTCCGCCGCTTGAACCACTCAGTAATGACCTACGACCACTACCGCCTCTAGCTCTACGAACACCTTTTTCAAGTGTCTCTTGCTTACGCTCAGAACGCATAGCTTGATTTTCATCACGCTGTTGCTTTTGAGCCGCTTGCACAGATGGATCAGGCGTTGGTGGCGGTGGGGCTGATGGTCTTGAACCTACACACATTACACACTCCTTTAGTAAATTAATTAATTACTACCTATAACAAGCCACTAATGCAACGCACAATTTAAAAGCGTGACCAGATGCTTTGTTTAATTCTTTGTCTAGGTTTACGCTTAAATACATCAAAGTCAACTCTTGCGTTAAATGCCTTCAATGGTTTCTGTCCTGATATAAGCTGTCTTCCTTCACCAGCACCAAGCATTAAGTACTGTAATGCGTCATGCACATGAGAGAACATATTCTTATCAGGCTTTTCATCAAACCGTTCACCAGACACTTGCAATCTTTTATATGCGTATCCGCTTTGAAAGCCTTTGATTAATGTCTGGCAACGCCTATCAATCATAAAAGCTGGTTTGCCTTCTGCCATTTTAGTTAATGATTGACCAACAGCCTCTAGCCTCAAATCAACTGAATTACTAGGAGCAGGGGTTGCTTTTAACCCAGCACCACGCATTATTTGAAATGGTGTAGACTCATCTGTTTGTGCGCGGAAATCACCAGCAGGGTCGCCATAAATGTGTACTTCTTGGTTGTTAAACCTAGTGGCTATCTCTTGCCTGAGAACTTCAGAGAACCTAACAATACCCATGTCTATAGCTACAATCTCTGACTGTATTAACCATCGACCTCGAACCTTCTGACCAAACACAGCCGCAGGGGTAAGTCCAAAGTCAACGCCAATATAAACTGGCACACCATCAGCAATCGGAACTTCTTCTTTAGCTATGTGAGTATCAGATGAAAACTGCGGATACACTGGCTTTCCTTCTTGTATCATGCCAAGTCTGTTCATTACATAAACATCAATCCAGCTTTTAGTCTTACCTCTAATTAAATTGGGGTAATAAGTCTTCAGCATGTTTTCTGTATTCTCTGCTTTTGGATTTGGAATGTAATCTTCCAACTCATTCTTCTCAGAGAAAGTTTCAATCATGCCACACGGCTGTATATAGAAAGACCAGTTGTCAGGCTTAACAAGCATCTTTGCTTGCTCATGGTGGATGTGGTCAGGAACAGGAACTTCACCAGACATAATAGGCCACCAGTGGTCTTCCTCTGGCGCATTAGTATCAGCTATAACGCCAGACCAAGTCGGACCACCTTCACGCATAGAAGGGAAACGACCCACGCGCATAGTACACGCATCAATAATAGACTTAGGTATCTCCCTAGCCTCGTTGATCCAAATGCCAGTAAGCTCAAGGGAGAGTAGCTTCTTGACATCCTCTGGACGGTCAAGAGCTAGGAAGATAATTTCAAGCTCTAGGTCTTGTTTCTTTATCCAATGAGTATAGGGAACAGACCACATGAACTTGCCCCATTCATCTTCTGGAAACCAATCAAGCCATGTCTTGATAGTTGTTGTCCGAAGCTGGGGATTTGTATTTCTTATGATAGCCCAACGGCTTCTGCGAATACCGTTCTTATCTTTTTGTTGCTGTAAAGCTCTGCGGAATATTTCAACGCAACAGCCTACAGATTTTCCAGAACCGACAGGACCACGAATACCACGAAAGAAGTTATTGTCTTTCATAAAAGCTTTTAATACATCACCGTCTGGTCTGTACTTAAAGTTGGTCAACGTGTTTGTCCTTGCCAAATTTAATCATACGCTCAACTACATCAGGAGCAATGGCATCTATTAACTTGTCAGCTTCCCTATCGGTGCAAAATTCTTTCGGGTAGTGAGCAAAGTGTACCTTCTTCACCACAGTCCTAAGAATTTCTCGCTCCTCTACTTTAAGAGTGTGCATGAAACTCATTTAGATTTCCTATACTGCCTAACCTTATCCGCAATAGATTTAGGTTGTTTAGAAACTTGCTTGCCAGATTTTTTAGCTTTGCGTTTAGCCGCAGATGTTTTTGAGTATTCCTGAGAAGACAATGCTCTTATTGCCGCCTCTGGCAAGTAACGCTCACCAGTTGCTTTAGAACCTTGAGTAGAGTTCTTACCAGACTTGGTGCGCCACTTCTGTTTAGTCCACGCAACAAGAGACTTCTGAGACTTCTTCATTTATACCCACCGCCTTTAGCTTTGTAAGCTTTGGCAAGCATCTGAGCCTTACGCGCTGACCATTGACCAGCACCGCCGCCCTTAGTACCAGCCTTAATGCGATTAAATAAAGATTTACGCATAGAAGGCTTGGTGTAATTACCAGCTTCGTTGACTTTACTTTTTGCCATCTTTTGCTTTTTTCTTCTTAAGCATAGCGATAACTTCAGCTTTGCTCATTTTCTTTTTACCCTTCTTCTTGTCTTCTTCAGACGGACGACCTTTTTGAGAGCCGTATGTACCTTTACCCATTGGCATTTTTCTTTCTCCTTACTTTCTTCTTGGGGGCTTTGCCCCCTTTCCAAGCTTCATTAACTTCTGGTGTATCTTTATCATCTGCAATAAAGCCACCATCATTATCCCTAGCACGTTCTGGCATAGGAAATAATTTCTCAGATTCCGCAGTTAAGGTCGGACCAGTTTTGATTCTGCCATCGGGTAGAACCACAACCTCACCTGTGTAAACAGTGCCATCAGCTTTTTGATACTTCATGTGTAGTACCCCAACAAATTTTTAGGTTTAGAATCCTTTGGCGGTTTCTTCATCTTAACCGCTTCTGAATATTTTTTAAAAGCCTTTAGTGCGGTTTTCCGTTCACTGTCACGCTTCTTCTTGCGTGTGTTGAACTCTTTGCGTGTCTTATTAAAAGATTGGTTGATTAGACTTTTAACAACAGGAACAACAAACTCACTGCTGTTCATAATTTCATCGACAGCTTTCATCACTTCTTACCTTTCTTCTTAGAAGATGCATACCTCTTTAGCAAAGAACGACCCCTACGCACAGCAGATGCCTTATCACCACCATGCCCCCATGCCTCTAGCGAGAGCTTCAAACGAGTCTTGCGACCCTTCTCGTCTTTCAACGCCCCCTTCGCTGAACCCATGCGAACTAGGAAACTGCCCTTGCGTCTCTTTTGCTCTGGAGTCGAGGCCGCTTTCTTTACTGGAGCTTTGAGGTTTCCCTTCTTCCCAGACTTGGTGCGATAAGATGCGCGACCCTTTGCGTTCAATCCGCCTTTTGGATTCTTCCCTGCCTTGCGTGTCCATGCTGGTGATTTACTCATATTGAAAACTCGCCAATGCCATCGTTGTTTGTATCAGGCGCACTGCTCTTGCCGCTAGTCTGACTATCAAAAGCGTCTTGCATAGCATCTCTTATTCCTCCAATGCCTTGATCCCCTGCCTTTCCTTTGCCACCCTTTGAGCCAAAGTCTGGGCTGTGGTCGTCACCACCACCATTGTCTATTTGGATTGTTGGTCTGCGAATAAGAGATGCGCGGATACGAGCGTTCTTCGCTTTATTTTTTTCTGAGAGTTCATACTTAGACACAACGATTTCATTCGAGGTGTCTTGAAGCCATCTTGGTTTTGCTGGTGGCCGATAACCACCGCCGCCTCCGCCCATGCACATTACGGTTCTCCACTTAAAAAATTATTCACCACTAACAACAAAAGCTTTTTACGACTATCGCCATTATGAACCATCCCTTGCCAGTCGCCACCAACTTTTTTACACCCCCTCGGTCTAGGTCAGGTCTATGGAAACCTTAATTTCCCCTGCATGGAGATGCATATGTTTATCTGGGGCTTTGAATCCTGCCCTGTCAAGGATGTCTTTACTCGCTTCAAGCTGAACGTACTCGCTTTTGGCACCACGACTCAGTTGCATAAGCCTTGCCGCCGCACTCGTAGCATTGATACCGAGACTATCAGCCACCGCTTGCATCATGTACTGTTGCACATGAGGAAGCCGCAATGCCTTACTGGCTGTGACTCTGCCCGATTCGCCTTTGGCGTATCCAGCAGAGTGTGAAGCATCTTTGATGCTACAGCCAGTTGCTACGAGTGTATCAACCAACGAGCGTTGCTTTAGCGTGAGTTTAGTTGAAATAGAAGTCATAACCCCCCCTCTCATCCCCCCCTTTATGGATGGTGCTTGATGCGTTTGTCAACGCACAAAATGGTCGATAGGCGCAAGCCTAGGTCGACCCATTTTGAATCGCGCTTGACTAAGCATACAAGCGAATTGACGGACAGAGTACTGCAAGACTGAGCAACCCTGACGCTGACTAACTTGGCTGTTGACAGTCTTCCAAGTCCTG